TAATGTCGAATAAATCAGTTGCATTACTTGCATCTCCTAAAGCCAGGTAAATTTCATTAAAGTTATCGTTTGCTTTATCGAATGCAGAACGTAACGGATCACCTGTTCCGTCATTAGCGGATGCACCGATATTAATTATTTGTTTAGACATTTTATTTTCCTAAAATTCTTTATTAAATTATTTATTCTCATTACTTATGACGGTGGTGTCACAATGTCGTAATTGTTTTCAAGATACATTTGTAATAGATGTTTCATATCATCACTAACAGTGTGTGCAACATCTTCACGTAAGAATATCACATTGCCATAATTAAATATTCTACTTGTACCTCCGTAGGCATATTGTACTGCGCCTTCTACTCCTGTATATCCTTGTGCTTGGGCAAACCTATAAGCAGAATCTCGAGCGGAGAGGAAGTCAACTCCAAGAGCCTCACCACCAGCATAAGGAACAACAAGATCTGCTCTTCCACTCATTTGAACAATTCTTCTTTGTGGTATAGGATTCTTAGGCGTTGTATATCCATCATTTGGGTAATCATCGCCGGTATACAATTCAGTTAAAGGATACCAGAATGAACTATCTCTATATTGACTTGTATTCGTTTGAGATATCATACATATAATAGTATCAATCGCAGGATCATCAATTTCAACCGCTGCCCTTAATGCAAGTGCACCACCATTTGATACACCTACAATACGAATCTTGGTACTATCAACATTCGAATAAGTTTGAAGCAACGCAACGAACTCTTCTAACATTTCAATATCAGGTCCTTTAGAATCTTCGTTAGAAATGTTCCATGAGTTTTCATATCCTTGTAAGCTAAGAACAATATGCCCTGGTAATAAATCTTTAAATTCATTTACCATACCTGAACCAGTACCACCATTACCATGCAATAAAATAGCAACTGGGTAAGGAGACGTACCTGTTTCAGGCATACTTATACCCACATCATAATCATGGAATCCTTGGAACCAATTCTTTGTAATTGTTAAATCAGGTATCGCAGTTGGACTTAATGTTAATCCATAATCTGTTCCGCCAGGTTCATGGTCAGCCGATATAAGAGCACTATCAGCTGTATAGTTTGTGACGTCTGCCGCAAGATTAGATGTATTCGCAATATCAAACGGAGAACCTGTACCATCATCGTTAAATAGTCTTAAGAACCTTGGTTTGATTGTTCCACCAACCTTTGCCTTAAATATAAAGTCTCCGAATAGTTTAGAACCTGCTAAGTGAACATTTTCTTTTAATAACTTTTCATAATTCTGTAACGGCAAGCTTGATTTAATTTGATAAGAATACTCTTGATAAAAATTACTATCCTGTATTCTTTGTCCTGAATCTAAATACTCTTGGTCATATACATTAATTGTTTCGTTAAGTATCCATAAAAGATTTTCATGTGATTCATACCAAACTTGTTGTTTCATTGAAGGAACTACAATATTATTCCATCTTGCTGTAATATTTTCTGCAGCAGTTTTTGTTGATAACTGTTGGAAGAAAATTGCGGTTGCAGAATTAATTGGTTGTGCTTGTTTACTTAAATCATATATCGCAAATCCATCTTCTGCTGTACTATTGAACCAACTTTCAAAAGAAGGTGAAAGCCAAGGATATAGAACTAACGGATCCTGAGATAAAGCAAGTCTTAAAACAACTAAAGGAAAGTCTGCTGTAGGTAAATTTGTTGTGGTTGTTGTTACACCATTTTGTTTCCAACCACTTAAGTGAGAATTAGTACCTGCCCAATAACCACTTGTTTGACCTTGATTCTCTGCTTCAATAATACCGTGAGAAACAAATAATCCATCGTCCTGTCTTAATTCACCAAGACCACCGGCAAAATCTATAATCTGATCTGGATCTACTTCGTATTCCCAATAACCAAACCCAGAGTTTAATATACTTACTTCTGAAATTTTACCAATAGCAAATTCTGTTTCTGACTCGATAATAGCATTGTCACCAAATCTATCTGTACCAGCATAATCATTTGAAATACTTAATACATCAAATGGAGCCGTTGGTGAATTTTCTAAATAAACTCTTTCGTTTCTATTAAATCCATCAATATTATATGGTGTTACTGTAATGAACCCTTCTTGTTGGTTAATTGACTTTACAATACCAACAACAGCAGAATCCCAACCTTTTACTCTATCACCAACCGAGAATGATCCTGCGTCACCTGCATCAGTAAATAGAATCGATTGATTCTTACGATCTACATTTTTAAGTAATGAATCTTGAGCAATCGCAAATACATCGGATTGATAATCTGCTCCTGGGTTATCATTAGCAAACGATACGATTCTTCCAATTGTTAAATCTTGAATATCAAATGCTTGATCCAACGGTGTTGTTAAATTAACAGGAGAAGCCGATCCTGACATAGGAGCCGTTGCTTCGTAATCAGCAGCACTTATTACTGTAGTTAAATGCGGAGAGATAACATCAGTAATAATAGAAGCAATTGATGTATCACCTAACTGAGAAACAATAACATCATTTGTATCAAGCGTGTCAGGGTAGAGTGGACCTGGAGATGAAGCATTAGGTTGTACTAATTGATTTTGAACAAGAGCCAAGTTAATTGAAAGCTGCGGTTGTGCAACTCCATCAATAGGTGGTCTTATTGTTGTAACTGTAGAGTTTGGTGTGAATGTACCTGCGTTAGTACCACTTGCATGTCTAACACCAACAGAAGCCAAGTTTTGTCCAATGACCATTGCTTGGTTACCACTAGAATCTTGTAACAGTTCTCCAACGCTGAATCCTAAATTATAACCTTCTACACTGTTGTCTATAATAATTGATTGGTCGGAAACTAATAACCTTGTATTATCAATTGTGTAACCATAACCGCCGTCAACTAAATCATATTTAATTTGACCTGACGCTTCTCTTGTTACACCAGTGACAATTGCTTTACCTGCATTACCATCTTTTTGATGTACATTAAGAACCTCACCAATTTCTCTACCTGGTAAGTTCTTTCTTTTTGCTCCAACTCTTGATCTATCAACAATGGTAAACTTTGAAAGAGATCCGTTTGCTTTACCAAAGTTAACTACTTCTCCTTCTATGTTAGATAAAATATCTTCATACTTTTTAAATGTACCTTGAATACCATCAAGATATATGACAGGAGTTTTAATACCATTTAAAATAAAGAAGTTAATTGATCTTACTGATGCCTTTGCACCACTTACAGATCCTTCAATGTTTCTTGCCAATAAATCCTTGTAAGAATATTCTTTACCTGACTTTGAAGTAAAGAAATCATTGTTTGGAAACATTTGTAAATATACACCTTGCTTCCATTCGGAATCAGAAACCTTTTGCATTCTTTCAGCAGGGTATACAATTTCAATCTCAAACTCTTGATAAAATATAGCAAAGAATAATTCAATACCTCGAGCGGTACCTTTTGAACGATATAGATCAAGAATATTTTTAATAATAAACTTAATGATATCAGCTTTAAGTGGAAGATCAGCGAGAAACTTTTTCTTAAAGAATATAATCATACTCTCTAAGGTCGTATCAACATCCTTTGTCTCGAAGAATCTTCTTTGTTGATAGATATGTTGATTCTCTTGTGTTTCAGAAAACTTATAATAATCTTCTACTAATTGAACAAGCTCAGGTCCATCTTCCCTGTAAATAGCGGGGAACTGATTCTTAATGAATAGCGATAGATTTTTTTCTAAATCACCCTGAGGCATTATCTTTCTCTCTTATTAATAATTTGATGTTGAGGTTGTTGATATTGGTGTTTGGAATTCTTCCAAATCCATTGTGACCTTAACATCTGTATCTCTTAATATAAACACTCGTCCTTTTGGCGCAGCAACATCGTTATCAACCGTCTTGGCAGATACTTTAATTGCACTGCCTGTAAATGCTTCTACTTTAAAGTTTGTTAATTTAACTTCGCCTTTCTCATAATCAACTGTACCTGCAGTTGGATTAATAATCTGTGGATTAGTTGCTTCATCAGTAATGATCATAATATTACCTAAACCATCATCTTGGAAAAATACACAAGTACCATTTATATCAAAGGGAGATGATTTAACTGCAGGTTTAAAAGTTGTAAATCCATTAGATGCTTGATAAGCATAAGGACGAATAAGATTAGTTTCAAATCTAAATGTTGGGTTTGTATTAAAATTAAGTGGTGGTGAATATTCAATGATAGGACAAATTGATATTTCAGTACTTAAAATACCAACATCCAAATCGTCGATCTGTCCTGCCAACTTAGATGATCTTAATGTTTTATCAAATCCTTCAAGGTTATCGTCAGAATATTTTTGAACTTGTGCTCTTACCATTGATTCTAATTCTGCTTCACTCTTTTCAGTATTCTTTTTACTATAATTTACAATGATGTTTGTATCAGCATAAACGAATTCAGTTTGTTTAAAGATTGGTTCAATACCTAATGGAGCTCTTTCTTTTAAATAGGCAAGATATGAATTAGATAATGTTGTTGATATGATTTGAGTATCATCGTTTAAATAAACAGAAATAGCAACACGACCAAATTGAGGTGGATCTAACTGTTCACCACCATAAGCAGAGACCGCAGAAATTTCAGGGAATGCTTGTTGTAATAATACTTCATAATCCTTTGTTGTCACTGCACGTTCTTGAACCTGTAATGATTTAGGAGCAAAGTAACGAATAGATTCTAATGATTCTCTTTCTTGACCGCCTGCCGCAGGTGATAATGTAATAGGACTAATTTCTGCTCCTTCAATAAAGCTTGCACTAAATGCAGAATCTTTACCTGCACCGTTTGGCTCTGTTCCTGAACAGATTCTATATCTTACTCTTACATCTTCAAACTCTTGTGGTTGTAAACCAAATTGATTCTTACCAAAGTAAATTGAATACTTATCATCAAGATAAGGTTCAAGATAGAATACCTTATCTAAAGGTCTTACTCCATAAATTGTATTTGCTCTTTGAAATACGTTAGCATCGTCTGTTGCTTCAGCATCAACAAACACAACAATTGAATCTGTATCTACTTCGTTGTTTGTAAGGAATACTCTTAACACACCATCTGAGTCAACAATAAAACCTTCTCTTTGGAAACTTGATAACATTTCACCTTCATAAACATCAACACTTTCAGCAACGAATGAATTGCTTTCATATGATTGTCCTGTCTGCGGATTGATATCACCAGCAACTACTCTTCTTGCTGTATATACTTGATCTGTGACAAACGAGAAACTTTCACCTTGATGAGATACGCTAAATTGAGAATACTTTGGAATTGTAATTGTTGAGCCTTCTTGATTTGGGTCAACGATTAATACAAATAATGTTGCCTTGGCAGACTTACGTGAACGAGGAATATAGTTTAATTCTTTTGCATGAGAAACGATTGAGTTCTTGAGGACGGCAGAGTCAAGAAACATTTCGTTAAGTGCCATGTTAGTATAGAAGTTATTTTGATAACTATTAAACGCAAGAACGTCTAATAAGACACTCATATTAGATCCTTCAAAGTTATAGTCTTTGAATTGCGTTTGAGTTTGTAAATAAGTTCTTAATTGATCCTTAACTCTATCAAAGTCAAGTTCTGTAATTGGTGTTTTTGGATTTGCCATCTCTATCTATTCCTTTGTAATACAACGTCTAACTGTATTGGCTGTTCTACCTGCTTTACATAAAAAGTAATACCAACATATACTTCACCATTATCAGGATCTGAACTTACTGAAACGTTAATAAGCTCAGCTCTTGGTTCATATGTCTGAATTGTTGAAGTAACTCTATCTTCTATTAATTTTAATGTACCAGGTGTTAAATTTTCAAATAACATCGCTCGAATATTACCACCTATAAAAGGTTGCATTAATCTTTCACCGCGATCTGTTAATATAAGGTTCTTAATTGATTCTTTGACTGAGTCTTCATCTTTAAGTAATGCTAAATCTTTTGACACTGGACTAATAAGTAGATTCTTTCTAAAATCAGAATTAAGATTAATCTTTTTCTTTACTGGTGAAATGTAATCTGCTATTGCCATTATAGTATTTCTCTTATGTCTAAATGAATCTTATCGTCATATTCTTTAACGTATTTAAATCCACCTTTTAAAGCATCTTCGATAAACTTAGCAGGATCTTCCATATCCTTCTTAATGTCTACAACCAAACCACTTAAATGTGAATTATCTTCTGGGCCATCTGCTTCTTTATTATAAGCTTTACTAACCCAACCTTCGACTATCGTTAAAGGCTTTTCTTTATTCGTTGATTCTTGTAACCTTTTTAAATATACTTTAACATCAAGATCAACTCTTGTGTATGCGTATATACCTATACCTTCCTTTTCATCAAACGAATCACCTTCAACTTTAAATACATCTGATGACCCGGCAAATACATGCCCACATCTTGGTAACTCTTTATAATCCTTAGCAGTAATTGGTTTAACATTCTGAGGCAAATTACCTGTATCAGTTTGTTCGTTACCACCAGGAGAAGTCCATCTACCTTGTAATCTATTTATTACCTCTTTCCTAGTTGTTGGAGAATACCTGATGCCACCTGCTCGTATTGCTGATGATTCATTAATTCTTGAAATATTTTTAAGACGATCTACGATTGTGGCATACCTTCTTGTATAATCATCAAGTGGTTTATTAATATCACGTATCAATGCTTCAATACTTCCAGCAAGTGCACAGATACGAGAAATGATATATTGAATCTCTTCAATGCCCGGTGATTCAAATGCGGCTATTGCGTAATCAATTAAACCTTTTACTTTATCTTTAATTCCTTTCTTGTTTTCTTCTGTAAAGAATGCGCACATTTGTTCTCTTGTTGTCATAATGCCTTTTACAACATTCTTATTTACAAATGTTTCAGCTTCTTCAGTTAATGCAGAAGGATCAAAGTTTTCTATCATATCTTGTACTTCATCAAATACTCGATCTATGACATCAACAATTCTTCCTTTAATGGATTTAATTAAATTATCAATTAACGCTTGAACAGTTAGATCTTTAATTCCATCGTATCCTCTTTGAATCTTAGCAGCGATTTCTAAAGCATCAGCTATAATCCCTTCAACAACTCCAATTAAATCAAAGAAAGCATCTACTGAGGCAAAGAACGAATCGAACTGATTACAAAAGCCACCTAAGATAGATGTATTGAAATCGTTCTTATAATATGCATCAAGGTTTCTTGCTAACTTAGGAGAATCGTTATCATTTAATAAATTAGCAGGAGTATAATTATATGCTTGAATAAAATCAGCAACCTCAAGGTTTGATATATCTCCTCTTTCCCATCTATCCGATAGATCAGGATAATTATCAAGGGAACCAATTTGCTGTCTTAGTAGGCCGTTTACATAACCTGTCGCCGCATATATCCCATTACCGTATTTGTTTACTGCTCTACTGAGTGGATTGTTTTCTGCATCTCTTACAATACTCTCCGCAATCTCTGAAGTAACAACATCAATCTGCGCAAGAGTATATCTTCCTACACCATCAGTGACAGGTCTTGCACTGATAGATAAGGTATTCTGAGTTATCTGATCATTAGGATCAACGCATGGATCAGACATTTCTTCTGCCTCTTCTTGTTAACTTTTTCGTTTGATCTTTAGCAGAATCATCGAGAGCTGAAATATAACCACCAGAATAACCCATCGCAAAATAACCACGAGGAACAATAGAAGTTGACTTCTTAGGTGGTTCTGGCATTTTAATTAGATTCATACCCCATGCACCAAGTCCTATAGGCAAGAAGTCAGCAATAATAGCAGCGAATGCAGAAGCAGGATTTAATATCTTAGAATAGAATTCTGGACTGTTTCCTGTAGGATATGCCCAACCTGAAGTAATACCTGGTAAAGGAGCAACGACAGGAGCAGATACAGCAGGAGGTAATAATGCAGGAACACTTGGTATTGATACATTTACAACTGGTGGACGATATAAACCATTATATGCAGCTCCTGTTGCTGTCATAAGTGGTGCACCTAAATTAGTAAAGTCACCACTTGTTGCTATTACTGCCGTTGCATTAACTACTGGAGCATTAATAACACTGCTTGAAGTAATTAGACCTGAGTTAAGAATTGTTGTATTAAATACTCCTGT